CATTAGATGCTATTAATGTAGATGGTGTAGGAAATGAATTGAATAGCCAAGTAGCTCTTCGTGCTACAGAAATGAAAATTGACTTAAATCGTAAATTGATTGTTGGTGTAAAGGCTGATGAATCTGGTTCTAAAGGTCGTCAGATGAACGGAATTTTAAATTTGATTAGCTCAACGAATAAAGTCGAAACAGCAGCTGCGGGGGCAGTAACAAGAAAAGATATTGATGCCTTATTTAAAACAATGTTCCAAAAAGGATACATGGGCGAAAAATTATGTTTAGTAGCACCTGATATGCAAGAATTAATGACTGATCAGTTGGATGAAAAATCAACAAAAATTGTGCAATTTGGCGATAAACTTACTTTTGGATTGCAACTTGGAAATATTGTCTCAAATTACGGCTCAGGAATTGCGTTAATTGAACCTAATTTACCTAATGGAACAATCGCAGCTATTGATACTAATTATGTAAAATTACGTCCACTACGTGAATGGCGTGCGGAAGAATTAGCAAAAACAACAGATTCAAGACGGATTGGATTAGTTGGTGAGTATTCAATTGAATACAAAGCTTCTAATTCTGGAGCAATCTTGAACTTGAAAGCCTAAAATATAATAACGAAGGAGGAAATTAAAAATGGCAACAGCAAAAAAAGAAGTAACCTATCGTGTGCTTGACAAGAAAAACTTTGTGGGCTTTATGCATCCTAAAACAAAAAAATTTATCACAGCAAACGAAAATAATGAATTTGTAGTTTCAGAAGATGACAAAGAAGCTATTGAGATATTAGAACGTGCTGCAGATACTTTTAAAGTTTAGGTAATGATGCTTTATGGTTGATGAAAAAAAAGAAGAAATCGTTGAGAAAATTCAATTGATGCTACCTAACGCTTCTGAAGATAGGATTTTGTCTGTTTTAAACCTTGTTATCTTTGAAATCAATTCTTACAATACTTGCAAAATTGATATTGCTTGGGACGAGTTTGAACAACTTATAATTGAGGTTATCTACAAAGCTTTAAAAAACGAAATAGATAAGTCTGTAGCTAGTGTAAAACGTGGTGATACATCAATTAGTTATGTAGTTGAATCAAAAGACATACAATCACTCATGAAGAACTATAGCAGTGCTATTAAACGTATTTTAGGCTGTGATAGCGGGGTGTTTTTCTATTGAATGAAGCAGAAATTTTAGCAGCTACTTATTTTGATACCTGTGTTATTGAGAGAATGAGCGATATTGAAAATACGGAAAGTGGGATTACTGAACAAGTTTATTTTCCAATTCATGTTGGCAAGTTACCCTGTGCTTTCTCTCAAGGAAGTATGGGGAACTTACCTGTAATAGAAAACAAAGAAGCGTTTAATATCTCTTATGAAGAACAAAAACTTTTTTTAGAACCTAATATAAAAGTTAAAAAAGGAGATAGAATAACTATTACTCAAGGTACAGGTCAAAAACATGTGTTATTTTCAAAAAAACCTTTTTATTATCCAAGCCATATAGAAGTAGTGCTATCAGGAAGTTCAATTGATGAGTAAAAGCGATCTTAGAATGAAATCAAATGCTGATAAAGTTATTGCAAATTTAAAGAAAATGACACCCATTGCTGAAAAAGAAGGTGCTGCAATGGTGAATGATTCGTTAGCTAAAATTTATCAGTTAATTGTACCTATGACACCAATTAAATCGGGTGATTTAAGACGAGGCTATCGAATCATTAAAGCTAGAAAGTTGTCTAGTGGTCGTATCGTGGGAGCATTGATTAATAATGAAAAATACTTTAGATATGTAAACGATGGCCACCGAACAAAAAATGGCGGATTTGTTAAAGGCAGATTTATGTTGCAAAAATCTAATAAATTAGCTAATGCAACATATATTCCGAAACGATTTAAACAAATGGCGATTATCATTGTTAAGAAAGGTTAGATATGTACGATAAAATTTTAAAAATGCTTACTGACACAATAAAACAGTTCTCGAATGCGCCTATCTATCTTGATGATGTAATGCAATCGTCAGAACCGTTTTATTTTGTGTTAAGTCTTGAAGAGAGTCTGACTGATAATGTAGGTCAAAACGTTCAAAATAAAGCATACAATGTTGATATTGCACTGGTTGATAGTAAGAAAGATAAACAATTAGTAACAAGCCTAACAGAAAGCTGTGGGGCTTTTTTTAATGTGTTGAATTTGGACGGAAATGAATTGTTTCCAGAAGATTATCAAACGTTTAAAACAGACGGAATTCAACATATCAATTTTAATGTTGCGTTCCCACAATTAATTGAATGGAGTGAAAAATAGATGGCAAAAATGAAAAATGTAAGTGTCATTTCTGTAGAGAAGCCAACGTGGTTCCCACTAAAATACGAAACGGGCGCTTTTCCAGTTTACGGAACGCCAATTACAATCGGTACTGCTGTCAGTATCAAACCAGATGTTACAACAGAAACAACGCCTGACTATGGCGATAGTGTAGTTCAAGATCAGTATGTTGCATTTGGTGGTGCAGAAGTTACTTTAGAAACAAACGGCTACCAAAATGAAGTTTTAGCTGAAATTACAGGGGGAAAAAAATTAAAGGGTGGCGTATTGCGGTCTGCGGATGATATTGCATCAGATGGAGCATTTGCTTACCGTCGCCGAAAATCGAACGGTAAATATCGCTATACGATTTTCTATAAAGGAAAATTTGCTTTAACATCTGATGAAACATCTACATTAGAAGGAAGTTCAGTATCTTATACTCATCCAGAATGGACGGGGTCTTTCGTTGATGTTCCAGGGTTGGGTTATATGTATTCCGTGGATGAAGACGATGAAGGTGTCGACTTAGAGATGATTAAAAACTGGTTTACTGAGGTAATGGATCCACGTAAAGAAAATACTACTGCTGTTACTGGTGTAACTTTAGACCAAACAGAGTTAAATTTAAAAGTTGGCCAAACAGCAACCTTAACACCGACAATTACACCAGATAACGCCTCAAATAAAAAATATCAGTTCCGTTCAGAAAGTGAGGCTATTGGAACTGTAACACCAATTCAAGGGAAGGTTACTGCTGTAGGAGAAGGGACAACGGAAATCGTAGTCACAACAGAAGATGGTAACTTTACCGCAAAATGTACATTAAATGTAACAACAGCAGATTAAAAATAACAGTTTAGGACGACCTTGTCGTCCTATTTTATATGGAGGAATTAAAATGGCAAGTAAATTTCAACAAAAAATTAAATTAATGATTAAAGATGGAAGCAAATATACTACAAAACAATTCACGTCGGCAGAATTTTTACCAGGTTCAGTCATGGATACAGGTACGGATTTACAAATCAGGTTAGAAGAAGCAACAAAAACAAATGATATGGAAGCAATTCGTCCTATTTTAAGAGAATGCTATGACTTTATTGCTGACGTTATTTTTGAAAAACAGTTTACTGGACAAGAATATATTGACGGTATGGATGCTCGTGAATTATTGAAAATTACAGCTCAATTGTTAGGTTCTGTTACTTCTGGTTATGATGCAATTTATTCTGAACAGAAAAAAAAGTAACGGAACTTTTATATCATCCTCATTTTAAGTACACGCCACAATATCGAGAAGCAGAACTAAAAAGTTCGCTTCTTGAGAATGGGTGGACTTTAAATGAGATCGAAAACACAGATTTAAACGAGCTTTTGAAAATTTATGCATTTAAAGATGCTGTAGACGAATTTGAAAATATCAAATATCTTGATGAAAATACTATGTTCTAAGAGGGAGGGGGTACTTTTTGAACAATGAAGACTTAGTCTTAAAAATGATACTGGATGAATCTGGCTTTTCACAAGGATTAAATTCAGCAGTAAAAAAGTTACAAGGCTTTGATGTTGAAGTTGATAGAACAGGACAAAAAGGCGGCCGATCTCTTGGGAGCATATGGACGTCTTTTGTTGGTAACTTTTTAGCTAGCGGAGCAACTAAAATTATCTCTAAAGGTATTGGATTGATTACCAGCAACATCGACGGGGCCATTAATCGTGTAGATACGTTAAATAACGCAAATCGTGTGTTTGAAAATATGGGCTTTTCAGCTGGTGAAACATCTAAAACAATGGATAGCTTAAAGAAAAGTATCCAAGGGCTGCCTACGCCGTTAGATAGCGCTATTAAAGGTGTTCAATTAATCGCTTCATCAACAAATGATTTAGGGAAGTCAGAACAGATTTTCGCAGCTTTAAATAACGGTATCCTCGGTTTTGGTGGTTCTGCTGAAATGGTAGAAAATGCTATTATTCAGCTTTCACAGTCATTTTCTAATGGTAAAGTAGATGCGCAAACTTGGAACTCAATGATTAACAGTGGTTTGGGTCCAGCGTTGAATGCTTTGGCGAAACAAATGGGATTAACAGCTGGTCAGATGAAAGAAGGTCTTTCCGATGGCTCAATTTCAGTTGAAGAATTCCAAGATGCTTTAATCAAATTAAATAAAGAAGGCGGTGGCGGTCTTAAATCATTAGAACAGATTGCTAAAGATTCTACCGCTGGTATTAAAACAGGTTTAGCTAACATGAAGACTGCAATCGTCCGTGGTGTGGCCAACGTTGTAACTAAAATTGACGAAGGTTTAAAAAGTGCGGGTTTTGGAAGTATAAGTGAAATCATTGCTGACAAAGGGGCAAAAATGGAAGCAGCTTTATCTAAATTTGCCGAGATGATTCCGCCAATGATAAAAACAGCCAAAACATTGTATGATACGTTAAAACCTTATGCACCATTGCTTGCAGGTTTAGCTGGCAGCATTGGAACGTTGATGCTTGTGAATAAAGTGAATGCAGCATTTAAAGCTTGGAGGGAAGGTACAGAAGCACTTTCGATAGCTCAAGCAATTTTAAATAAGACAATGCTATCAAATCCTTTTGTCGCAATCTTAACTGCTGTAGTAGGGTTAGTCACAGCGTTTATTTATCTATGGAAAACTAATGAAGGCTTTAGAGATGCTGTCAAAAACATTTGGAAAAATATACAGGAGGTCATCTCAAGCGCTGCTGATGTAGTTGTAAAAGCCTGGAATTCCACAATGGAATTTTTCAGCAACATGTGGGATGGCACAAAAGAGGCTTTTTCGAATGCTGGCACATGGATGAAAGAAGCACCTGGAAATGCAGCCGACTGGGTTAAAAATAAGTGGAACGGTACCAAGGAATTTTTCAGTGGACTTTGGAATTCAACAAAAGAAGGCTCAAAAAATACATGGGAAAATATTAAACAAAGTGCTGCTGACAGTGCTAAAAGTGTTGGAGAAAGTTTTAAAAATGGCTTTGATAATGTGAAAGATTGGTTTAAGGGTGTTGGAAAATCAATATCAGATGTTTTCACAACAGCATTTGATTTTGTTTGGAAATATATTGGTCCATATGTAACAGGAATCAAAAATGCGTTTAAAATGGTTGTTAACGCTATGAAAGCGAACATTGAAAATGTCAAAATGATCGCTGAAAATGTCGTCACCATTCTAAAAAATGTTCTATTAGCTCCAATTCTTTTCATTACATCAATGATCACAGGTGGATGGGAAGAGGCAAAAGAAAACATGATTGCCGTTTGGGATAATATTGCTGAAGCTGCTCAGACTATTTGGTTCGGGATTAAAAATATCTTTTATAACACTGTTACAGCTATTTCCTATTCAGTCACTTCTATTTTCAATGGATTGATGTTGACAATTAAAAAGATTTGGATTGATGTGAAGTTATTTTTCACCTTACTCTGGATTGACATTAAATATGGAGCAATCAACGTTTGGATTGAAATTAAATATTCTATCATCGAAACGTGGATAAATATTAAATTTGAAGCAATTAGAATATGGGAAAGTTTGAAAACTTGGTTCTTTGAAACAGTAGAAAACATTAAAAATGGTGTAATTGATGGTTGGAATAGCTTAAAACAAGGCACAGTTGATACATTTAACGCAACTGTTCAATGGTCAAAAGATACCTGGAATAATTTTAAACAGTGGATTGTTGATCTTGTGACAGGTATAAAAGACGGCATCATTAACGGTTGGGAAAACTTAAAACAGGGAACAGTTAATATTTTCAACAATTTGGTACAAGGTGCTAAAAATGCGTGGAATAATCTTAAAAGAAGCGTTAGTGATACAGTTGAAAATGTGAAGCAAACCTTTAATGATATGCGCCATATCGATTTATTTGAAATTGGTAAAAATATTATCCAAGGATTAGTTAACGGTATTGGTTCAATGATTGGTGCTGTGAATAAAAAAATTAAAGAAGTTGCTGGTAATATTAAAGAAAAAATCAAAGGTGCTTTAGGCATTCATTCACCTTCAAGATGGATGCGGGATATGATTGGTAAAAATATTGTATTAGGTGTTGTAGCTGGTATTGACCAAGAAAAAGGAACGCTTGACAAATCAGTGAAAAAAATGACTGATTTACCAACAGAGTTACCAAATTTTTCTACTACTGGCAGATATATCAACCAACAAGGAGCTCAAACAGAAAGCTTAGCTAAAAATAAAGGTAATGCTACGACTAATATTGGCGGTGATACTTTCAATATCAATATACAAGCTATGGGAAATTTAAATGAAAAACAATTAATGGATATGGCTAAAGACCTCGTTAAGTATATTCAAATTGTTAAAAATAGAGATAGTGATGCAACGGGGGGTGCTTTTGGTGGAATTTAAAAGAGGACAGTTTTTTCTTAATGGAAAACATAGTTCTGAATTCAATGTATTTATGAGAGAAAGACCTGAACGACTTTCTGCAGGACGTGTGGTAGAGCTTAGGGAGCGAATGGGTAATGATTCAATAGCCGTTGATTTTGCATATTATAAAAATGTAGAACGTACCATTACATGCTATGCGAAAGCAAATACTTTACAAGAAGTTTCTTTTTTAGAAGATGAAATTTCCTTTTGGCTCGATATGGGAAACTATTCTGATTTTATTGTCTATTTTGATGAGCATTATATTTATCAGGCGATTGTAACGAGTCCACCAAAATTTACAGGAACAAGAAAAAGCGGGGTTTTAATTCCTTTTGAATTTACTGTAAGTATCCGACCTTTTAAGAAAAATCGTATTGGCCAATATTGGAT